TTAAGAGATATAACAAATGGTTTAACTACTGTTGCTGATGTTGAAGCTGTAGTTTTTCCTACTAAACCAGCATAATGAAATTTGTGTTAGCTTATACTATCTGTTCGGCTATCACAGGGTTTTGTAACAACACAGCAATATCACCAGTAGAATTTAATTCGTGGACCGATTGTACTAAAGCAGGTGCAATGGCTACTATTCAAGTTACCAATGAAAACTTAGAAGCATTTAACGAAAAGAAATTATATGTAAGTTATTTTTGTAACGAGGTAAAAAAAGAAAATGCCTAAGAATACTGCGCTTGAGAGAATAGAATCTCACGAAAAACTTTGTCGTATTATGCAAAAACAAACCCATCAAAAAATTCACAATATTGAAACAGAAATTAAAGATATTAAAAAACACATGTACTATGCTATGTCTGCTCTCATAGGTGGTATGTTCACAATTATAGTTATATTATTTCAAAAACTTTAAACTTTAAGGCTGTTATGGCTAGAAGAAAAAAAGCAATCACTGGTTTAGTTAGCGAAATGAAAGTGCAGATAGAACTTGCAGAAGATCCAAACTTATTAGTATTTACACCGCTTGGTGGTCTGGGTCCGGTAGATATTGTTACTTTAAATATGTCTACAGGTGAGTATATTGGATATGATGTTAAAAGTAAGAACTATAGAAAAAAAGATTATACTCCTAAAGATGGATATAAGAGAAACAGTAAAGGAAACTTAATCAATAGACACCCAACAAAAGAACAAAAGAAACTAAAGGTAAAAATAATATATGCAAAGTGATAATTCGTTAGATATTATTAATGAGTATAAAGATCAAGTAAGAATATTAAAAGGACAGATTGCAGAGCTTGAAGATGCTGGTAAATCTAAGGATGCAGCCAATAAAAGATGTTTGCAAAAGCTAGAGTTTTGTACTAAAGATTTAGATGATGCTCAAAAGAAAATCAAAGAGTTAGAGGAGAAAATAAATAATGCCATTTGAAATGATAACAATGCTAGGCTCTACTGTACTAGGTGGAGTGATGAGTATTTGGTCCCAAAGTATTAAAGCAAAACGAGAAGAACAAAAACTACTTATTCAAAGAGCAGATGTTCAGATGAAAGGTTTTAAAGAAGCTAGAGAATATGAGAACACAGGCTTTCAATGGACCCGAAGAATAATCGCACTTACTGCTATCTTTGCTATAATTGTATTGCCAAAAATTTTACCACTTATCTCTCCAGATGCTCACGTTGTAGTTGGCTACACACAATTTAAACCGGGATTTTTATTCTTTGAAGGTAAAGAAATTATGAAGTGGGTACCTATGGATGCTAAAGGAATAATTATTACACCACTTGATACTAATTTAGTATCTGCAATTATTGGTTTATACTTTGGTGGATCCTTAGTTAAGAAGTAATGAAGTTATATGTACAACAATATAGTAAGAAAGTAACACACTTATCACAACAAGGATATGGCAAAAAAAAAGTTAAATCTCGAAAAGCTAGAACACGTCAGAATACCAAAAAAAACAAGTATAGGTAGACGACCTAAGTTATCTTCTATGAATAAACATAGAAAGAGACAAAAAGGTAAATCAAAAAATCGTGGACAAGGAAAATAATTTCTTATATTACAAATCAACAGGAGACAAATATGATTGATAAAATTAAAGACAAAGCTATGCACTACTGGACAGACCATAAAGAAATGGTTATCGTAGTAGCTGTAGTATTAGTTATTACTATCATCACATAATCAAACACAAGGATAACCTATGGAGATACACAGGATGAACTACTACTTCACAGGTCTCTTGATTATTATGATGGTTCTCCTAGCCTTTTGTGGAGGACCCGCTATATGATTGATAAAATTATATACAATTTTTTTGGTGCGCTAGATGTTTTCTGTGAGCATTTAGATAAAATATTTTTTCCTAAAAAAAAGAAAAAGAAATGAGAGATACAAAAGTATTAGAATCTTTCAAGAAACAAGCAGAGAAAAAATTAAAAGAAATGAATATCTTTAAGCATCTAAAAAAAGAAGTAAATCATGGTGCCAATGGTACACAAAATTATGTAATTAAAAAAGGTATTAACAAAGGTAAAGTTGCTAAATGAAAATTAATGACAATACTAATATTGGTTTACCATTAAGAAACCTAATAGGTTTAATTAGTGCTATTGTCATTGGTGCTTGGTTTGCCTTTGGTGTCATTGAAAGATTAAATAAATTAGAAACTAAAAACCAATTATTCGAACAAGATTTACTTGAGGCTTCAATTCAAAAACCTATAGACCAAGAACAGTTCATGTTACTAGAACATATAGCAGAAGGTTTAGAAAAATTAACGATAAGAGTTGATGCTATGATGAATAATAAAGTTAATATTAATAGACTACAACAAGATGTAGAACGATTAAGAATTGATGTAGAAAAATTAAAAGACTCTGTTAGAGCTAACATAGGTAAATTAAATGGCAACTCCCATTAGTTTAGTATTTGCTTTATGCTTGTTTATCAATGGTCAATTAGTTGAGCATAGAATACAAGATAGTTTATCAACTTGTTTGAAGATGAAAAGACAAGCAACAAGAAATATGAACATGGATAATAAACAATTTATGTGTGGAGAAGTCAAAGCTGAGATTGAAAAAAATATAGATGGCAGTATAACTATAAAAAGAATTATCAAGGAGAAGTAATGGCAAAGACACCAGCATGGCAAAGAAAAGCAGGAAAGAATCCCAAAGGTGGATTGAATGCTAAAGGTAGAAGAAGTTATAATCGTGCTACTGGTGGCAATCTAAAAGCACCAAGTAAAAAGGTAGGCAACAAAAGAAGAGCTAGTTTTTGCGCGAGAATGAAAGGCATGAAAAAGAAATTAACTTCAGCTAAAACTGCAAGAGATCCCAACAGTAGAATTAATAAAGCACTTCGTGCTTGGAACTGTTAATGAAACGTAAGACTTGGGTCAAAAGAGAAACAGTTAGACTTTGTGGTTATTGTGAAGAATGTAATAAAGAACTATTGAGTAATGAGGGTGGATGGATTATAACTCATACCAAGAAATATTTTTGCCATAATGGTAAAGATGGTTCTTGCTTTGATAATTATTGTAAACGTAAACTAATGGAGAAACAATATGCCGGGATATAAAAAGAGCAAAGGTAAACTAACAGCTAAACAAAAAACTTTACCATCTTTTTTAAAAAAAAAGATAATGAAGTCTAAATCTAAAAAGAAGAAGTAATGAAAAAAGGTTATCACAAAACTAAATCTGGTAAGACAGCTAAAAAAGGTTTGTACTATAATATTAACAAACGTAAGAAAGCTGGTACATCAAGATCCAAAAAGAAATCTACTATTAGTTCTAAGGCTTACAAGAATATGAAGTCTGGATTTAAAAAGTAAATATTTTTTTTAATTTTAAATAACAAACAGCACAATAATATATTTTTTCTCTACGATAACTGCATCTTTTTTGCATTTAGAACACTTGTGCATTAATTAATTAAATCTAAATATTCATTCCAAATAGTTTGTTCCGGACCCCAAAATCTTTCTTTGTTAGCTTTCATTTGAATAGAGTGTAATACTGTAGTGTGATCCTGTCCAAAGTATCTACCAATATTAGTTAAGTTCATATTGTATTTATCATTTAAAATATTGTGTATAATATTTCTTGCACGAACTACATCTTGATTTCTGCATTTACCTAATAAAGTTTTTTTGTGTACTTCATATTTAACACACACTCTATTGATTACAGAATCTACAATCTCCGGACTTATATTTCTAAACTGATAACTAATAATTTTTCTTGGTTTATATTCTTTATTTTTTTTTATATGTTTCTTCGCTAATTTATAACCATTCTTAAAAGCATTTTTATAAATTAGTTTTTCTTTCTTTGATAAGTTTGAATATTGACCAGCCATCATAGCTAATCTTAGTTCTTTAAATATTTCTCTTTGTTTTAAAGTCATAGATCCCCTACGTTTTCCTTCAGTTTTTTTTAATAATTAAATTAATAAGTTTATGTTCTCATTAATTCTTCTTTTGTCTGCTCTATTTGCCAGATTAAATCAAAAGAATCTCTTTGCTTTTGCTCAACCTCTCTCTTAGCAGCTAAATATTCTTCATGCTTTTTCGCTTGAAGATCCTTCAGCTTCTGCAGACGCAATCTGATCTGTTCCATCATGCTCCTTTTTTACTGTTGTAAAATCAATTTTTAAATTTTTGATCTTACATTCTACAAGCTCTCCATTATTGGAGTTGTTTGCAGCCTTCTTTACATCATCAAATAGTTCAATCATCTCGAATGAACATTCTCCATTGATAATTCTACGAAATTTTGTCATACTTTATCCTTTTTAGCAACCTCTTTTTTGTGTATCTCTCTGGTCATTTTATTGTACACACTAAGGTCTAAATAGTTATCTGCTTTGAAATTTTTAGTTGATCTATATAGTTTTAGAGCCATCATTAATTGACCTACTTGGTGTGGTTTAATTCGTTTTTTCAAACTATCAAACAAAATGATTGTAAACATTTCTGCTAACATTACAAAATTTTCTTGATAGTTACCATAATCTTTCTGGCGATCATCAATAATTTTTTTTTCAATTTCTTGATCTATATCTGTTATTTTCTTATCCATATTGAGAGAGGTGTCTTGGGGAAGAAAACTACCGAAAGGGAACTAGAAAGAAAAAACTCCCCCAAGACTAAATATAAGTTAATTAAAACTTATATGATTCCTTGTTACCATATTTAGGTTTGCTTTGAAACCCTTTATTTGCTGAAGTAGGTTTACTTTCATTTGAAGTAGGTGGTGAAATCTTGACAGTTATACCAACAACATCTCCTCCTTGATCTACCTCATCCCAAGCGCACTGGTTCCACCAGCTACCATCTGACATCTTAACACCTTTGGTCCATTTTTTTCCTTCCGGTGCATTTTCATTTGGTGGTGCTACCCAATCTGGTTGTTTAGGTTCACTCTTGTTTGGGTTTCTTACAAGATTACACCATACTACATCTTCACTCATTGTTTTCTCCTTTGTTATCATCAGCTTTGCTGACCATTTGTTAATTGTAATTCACGAGTTTCGGCAATATCTGTTACCTGTCTATATGCTCGTAAATTATTTCTCATTAGAAACTCAACGTCTTTTCTAATCAAGTTCTTAACCTCTAGAAACTCATCAAGATTATTAGTTGATTTTAATGCACGTTTCATTTCTTCTACATCTATAGTTTCATCTAAGTATGTAGGTTCTTCTTTAGATTCCTCTAAAGAATTTTGTTCAACAGATTGCTCTGTAGAATCTTCAAATGGTTTTGGCTCATAACCATCCTCATCTTTGATACCTGTTTTAAGATTTAATAAATTTAGAAACGCATACTTTCTTGAGTATGACATAGCATTTCCGGTCCCAAACTTATCAAGGTTTCCAAATGCAGAGCAACCATCAACTAATATATATTGTGTTGGATCATCTACATCATAAACTTTCATAGTACATACGACCATAACTTGTTTAATGTTTGGCACTATCTCTGTAAGATAATTACAAGTCGCATACAATCCATTGTCTAACAATGCTTGTGTAGCTACCTCTTGAACCTTATCGTGCAAGAGTGGGTTGAAGCGCATCCCATTTAATTTTTCAGCTTTCTTTACTGCACCGGCACTTAGACAGGCAGCATGTAACTTTTGATATATATTTTTCTTTGTCATGTTTCTTTATTCCTCGCAGTTTTCTTTCGTTAATTGTTTTGTCCATCCTTTATCTTTATCTACAATCCAAATATAAGATTTGGTTGTTGTAATCATATTTTCATCTTGATCTACAAAACATTTTTTACCAACAAGAACTTGTTTGTTTGCACATCCCACTAATAAAAATAATGTAGATATAGATACTATCATCAATTTAATCATGTTTTTATTCCCCATAGTTTAGTTATTAATTGTAATTGTTCTGGTGCCAAATCTTTATAATAAAAGTAATGGTTCATGTCTGGTGGCTCACACATCAATGCAAGTTCATTATAATAAAAGTAATGGTTCATATCTGGTGGCTCACACATCAATGCAAGTTCAGATAAATTACCTTTGCAAAACATAATCATACGTTCCCAAAGAATAATTTTTTCAACCATCTTAAAGTATAAATGTTCCAGATGTTCTTCACTCATTAACTCATGCGATTGATCAAAGATAATATGATCTTTATCATTTACATAAATTAAATATGGTACCTTTTTGGTAGTCATATAATAAAATGAAGTCTGTGTAAGGTTATCTATCGAAGGTTCAGTGGGTAATTCTTGTGTACTCATGCTCCACTCATCCTTGTTCTTAACCTTTCTAATGTTCGGTGGTTTTGTTTTTAATTCTATAAATAATTTTTCTGTAAGATAATCTACTCTACCGGTAATCGGTTTAATCATGGTAAATTCTTTGTGATCAACATATTTTTCGCAAACCAATTTATCAGTTCCAACTAAATCTTTCACTACTTTTTTTGTAATCCCTATACAATCGTGTGCATAACTTACCATTTCTTTTCTTGCATACTCATCCTTCTTATCTACCGGATCTTTTTTATTTATTTCTTCTAGCTCTTTGTTGAAACTTACATTATAATCCCGGTCCCACTCTGTAACTACAGAAGTTTTTGATTTGTATAAAACATCTGCAATTAATCTTTGCACTGTATTGTTTACAAGATTTCCAAAGTTAGGTTTGTATCTCCATGACCAAGACCTTCTAATTTTTTCCGGGAAAGTATATTGAATTATATTCTTTGCAAAAGGTGTAGAGGTTGAAGTGTAGGACCAATGATTTAATCCATCACCACCATTGAATATTGAAAATGCTTCTTCTATTAATTGTTCTTTTGTTTTTTCTCTTAGTTTCATAAGTTCCTTTAGTTTTCCACTATGTATATATTATTTTTTTTTATTGTAAAGAAAATAATATAATATATATAGATACATATCAGATAAAGAAAGGACTTATGACACTCGAAGAATATCGTAAAAAGAAAGGGTTATCCTACTATAATTTTGGACTTGAGCTTGGCATTAAAGGTGTACAAAATCCCGGCACGTCAGTTCAAAGATGGTGTTTAACTGCTAAAGTAAAAAGATTTCCGGATCCAGATATGGTAAAGAAAATCTTAGAAGTAACTAACAATGAAGTAACACTAGAGGATTTGTACAGTGCGTGGTACGAAAAAATTTAAATACAAAAGAGTTAAAATTATTTGGCAAGATATTGTATCTTCATCTGATTGGACCACTCTTGAGAAAGCTAAAGAGCAAACGTATAGTTGGTGCGAGGACACCGGCTATCTTTTGTTGAAGGACCCAAAGAAAGTTATCATCTTTGCATCACATAGTTTTGATGATGATGGATCCCTTACAGTTGGTAATACTACAGTATATCCAAGATC